GACGTCAACTGACTCGTTCACGTAGCGGACAACGCCGCCGTTGCTGTCGAGCGCATGCGTCGTAACGGCGGTCTGCGCGTCGGCGTCGGAGTAGACAGACGCCGTCGTACTCGTGCCGCGCACGTAGAACTCGGCCGTGCCGGACGTTGCCCCGACTACACCGGAAACGAGGGGAGCGACGAGGGTTGCCATTTAGCGCTCCACGTAAAGCTGGACGTTGCCCCGCTCGACGTCGTCCATCTTGGCGATCGTCTTGAGCCGGTCGCGCTCTGACCGCAGCATCCCGCAGCGGTCGAGCCCCATTTTCTTCGCTACGGCCATGTCGTAGGCCACCGACCACACGAGCGCCTTGGCCCGCTTGCGGTCCACGTCGGGCGTGGAACTGGTCGGCTTGGCGTCGTACATGATCGTCGCCTTCTGGTAGCGGAACGACCCCGGCGACGTCGGCGGGATGGGCCAGAAGATGAGCTTCAGAGCCGCCGTCCGCTCGATGTACACCCGCGTCGGCGTCCCCGTGCTCGTCTTGTCCGACTCGCTCACGTACTCGTGGCGGGTCATGACGTGAACGGGCGTCTCAGCGCCCGACGAGGGAACGATGGTGCCGACGATGTTGTCCGGCCCGACGTAGACGTCCACCACGTCAGCGTCCAGCGTGTAGCTGGCCGTGCTCGCCGTCAGCGTCTGCGTGGTCCGCACCCACTTGCGCTGGATGTGCCCCTCGGCCTGCAACTCGTCCAGTTCCAGGTTGACGAAGTCGCGCGCCATCTCCTCGTCGGAGGCGTTCGGCGACTGCGACGCCTCGAGCAAGCCGGCGACCTGCATCCCGCGGCGGATCACGTTCGACACGTCCAGCTCGAACGTTTGCGTTGCGCTGACGGTCAATCGAGCACCCGCGGCCTACGCTGGGCCGCCCGTGCGCCGTTCTGCGCGTTGAGCCTGTCGAGCGTCGTCACGTCGCGCCCGTCCTGGTCGTCAGGGCACGCCAGGAAACCGGACGCATCGCGGATGCAGTCCGAGCGGTAATAGGTCATGCCACAGTAGGAGCACGAAACTTGCCGTTCCCCGGACGGCCCGGGGAGCGGGTAGTAACGGCGGGGCATGGTCAGTCTGCTCATGCCGCCCACACCACGCGGCCCGACCCGGTGGCTGACCGAGTGTGCCAGTAGCCCACGGTTCCCGTCGCCAAGGTCACGTCGCTGTCCAGCAGCAGATCGCAGTTGATGGCGCGCAGGCGGGTGATTGCCGCTGCCCCGTTGAACGCAAACGGGTTGGCCCAGCCGCTAGAGCCGCCGCTAAAGACCACCGTATCAAGCACCATGTCGGTCAGCGCGTTGGTGACCGTGATGGCGCTTTCCGGCTGGTCAGACGGGCTGGACGCCGTGCTGATGAACGTCGTGTTGTAGACGTACACCTGCGACGCCCCGGTGACCGTCTGCAGTTGCGCCCCGTCGTCCAGCGTGGACGCCTCGAAATAGCAGTTGAGGACGCGCGGAGCCGCCGCCGACAGCTTCACCTTGGCCCCAGTGCTCGCCGTGGTGGCAGTCGCCGGGAAGTAGATGTTGTCGATGGTGACGCCGGCAGCCGTGACGTCCCACAGGACGCCGTTTGCAGCGATGTTCCGCGTGAACTTCGGCCGGTTCGACCCGGTGCCCTCGCCGATGATGTTGAGGCCAGCCGTGTTGATGGTCTGCGCGCTCGTCAGCGTCTCGGTGTGGTTGGCGAGAATGCAGATCGTGTCATTGGCCGCAGCGTTGGTAACCGCCTGGGCCAGCGTCAGCAGCGGCTTGATACGCTCCCGGCCAGCGGGCGAAGCGGCATCCGCCGCGCCCGTGGCCGTGCTGGAGACGTACCAAGTGGTCCCCGAGGAGAGGACCGGCGAGACGGTCGCCAGGGTTGAGCCTGACGACCCGCCGTTGCCGTTTGGGTAGGAGTTTGGACTCGCCAAGTATCAGCCTTCCTCGGGCGGCCCCGCCGAAGGCCGAGCGGCCCACCGTCCTGTTACGAGTCAGCCGCCGGGCAGAGAATCGCGGAAGCGACCGCCGCCGAGCTGCAGTAGTTGAGACCCGTCCGCATCGCATCGCAGCCGACGATGCCCAGCGAGGCCGGACCCGTCGCGCCGTCGCCGACCAGGAACAGGTTCCCGTCGATGACGCCCGTGCTGGACGCGTGGCCGTCGATGACGTACTTGCTCGACGCCGTCGAGTTGAGCAGCCGATTGCCCAGGATGTAGTTCCTGAGAATCGCGCCCGCGTCGATGTCGATGAGCACGCCAGTCGCGGCCGTGACCACCGGGGCGGCGATGATGTTGTTCACGATGTGCAGATCGTCAGCGCCAGCCGCCGACGTCTTGATCACCGTGCTGATCTCAGCGCCCGCGTACGCCTCGATATGGTTATTGGCGATCGTGCACTGGTCAGCCGCCGCCGACAGAGTGAAGGTGTCCGTGGCAAGCTGGTCAGCGTCTACGCCGTTGTTGATGTAGTTGCCGACGAACTTGAACCCGGCCGCCGTGATGGGGATGCCCACCGTGGTGGTCAGCGCCGTGGTGGACCCGAGCGCCCCGGCCATCAGGAAGCGGCACCCGGTGATCGTGACGTTGGAGACATCAGCGAGGATCGTGCCGGCCGCCGCCGTCCAGGTGAACGTGGGCGCGTTGCCCCAGATGTTCCCGCGCCCGATGATGTTCGTTCCCGCAACGAGGTTCGACCACGCATCGGCCGCCGAGATGGACTCGGTGTGTCCCTCCAGGATGATGACCGTGTCACCACGCCCCGAACGACACTGCCCGAGGGCAGCGTTGACCGTGGTGTGGATGCGCCCGGCCAGCTCCGGGGGGTCGTAGTCCGCCGCGCCCGTAGAACGGACGTAGTGGACGTTTGACCCACCGGGCAGGACGTTGACCGGACCGAGGCGCACCCCGATCGGGAAGTTCTGGTACTCCAGGTGAGGGAAGGTGAAAGCGCCGTACATGGTGCCGCCCTCCTACGCGTTGCTCGTGTAGACGGCCCGCGGGTCCGACCAGCCACGCGCCCAGCGGGCGCTGATGCCGTGGTTGATGACCTCGGTCGCCTCGTCGTACCAGGTCCGCGCCTTCGGCTTGCGCCGCACCTTCAGCTTCAAACGGGCCGCGTCCGTGAGGACCAGCCAGTTGGTCGTCGATGCCGTCCAGTACGGAACCGGGACCTGCTTCAGGTTGAGCGACTTGGCAACGTTCGTCTCGTTGTTGCCGCTCTCGGGCACCTTCTCGGACTGCAGGATGCCCGCCCAGGCACCCCACTGCGCCGGGGGGTGAACCACCGCGGTCGGCATGTACCCCTCGGTCACGCCGTCCCAGCCCGGCATGGTCATCAGGTTCTGACGAACCACGATGAGTGCCGCGCGCGACGGGCTGAACGCCGTTGAGAGCGTGTTGCTGAAGGTCCCGCCGCCGGGGATGGTGTGCGAGGCGCTGCCGAGCGCCAGCCCGTCACCGCCGACATACCCCGAGTTGTGCACGCGGTTCAGGATCTGCGCGCACTCGACTTCCATCGTCTTGAACACCGCGCGCTTCATGCGGCGGGCCGCGTCGATGTACTCGTCGTTGTACTTGCCGTCCTCGTCCAGTTCCTCGGTGATCTGCATGATCAGGCCGAATTTCCGGGCCAGGTAACGGGTCTGATACCCGTTGTTCAGGTCCAGGACGTCGAGCGCCTGGCCTTCGGCTTTCTCGGTCGCGAGGCCAGGACCACCGTTGGACAGATCGTCCACGTAGTTGTCCTTCATCCCCTCGACCTTCATGTACTGCTTGTAGACGACGTTCTTTTCGACGTTGTCCGTATCGTCGGTGACGATCTCTTCCAGGGTCGCCTTGAGCGTCTGGAACGCGACTGACGTTGTCAGAGTGCTCATGGCTAGGTCCCCGTGGTAGAGCCAGCCGTCGGCTGCTGGGTCAGGTTGACAGTCACGTAATAGCGGATGCCGAGGGCCGCGAAGTCATGGTCGGCGTGCTTGGCGATGCCGTGCAGGTGCAGCGACAGCGTGTTACCGGTGCCGTGCGTGCTGATGTCGAGCAGGTTCCCCGAGTAGTCGCCGTTTGCAGTGCCGGTGACCCACTCGCAGTTCTCCTGAACGAACGCCAGATGCTCGGCGTACGTGTCGTACGCAGCCGCAACGTCGTCGGTGCACATCTCGAACACCTGGCCGAAGGCCGGGATGACCCGGATCAGG